TTCGAACTCCGGACACCTTGATTAAAAGTCAAGTGCTCTGCCAACTGAGCTAATGAGTCAAATGGGGTGGAATGCCGGATTCGAACCGGCGGTCTCCAGTGCCACAAACTGGCGCGTTAACCAACTACGCTAATTCCACCATAAGTGGCGCGCCAAAAGGGACTCGAACCCCTGACCTACTGCTTAGAAGGCAGTTAGTCGGAGTGCCTACTTTTGGCTTAAACACTACATTTTTTGAATTCAAAATTTGAATTTGACAACAGTTTGACAACAGTTGTGACTTTAAAAATGTTGTCTGTTCTCAACTCAACAGTGACTATTATAACGGATGGAACGAATAAAGTCAAGAGTTTTTGAAAAAATTTATGGTAAAATTTTATGAAATTTCAAATTTTTCTTTCAAGTAAAATAAATTCTCGACCTTCGTTCGTTTCAATCCACTTCTCAAGGGAACTTTCTCTAACAACATACCTATTTCCCACTTTAATTGAAGGAAAGCCTTTTTGTCTAACCATTTTATATGCAGTGTTTTTACTGACACCAAAAATTTCCATAATATCCTTTGGAGTAAGCATTGGTTTCATATGAACACCTACCTAACTAATATTAAATTGTTATTATCTATATTTACTTTTCAATCAATTTCAATACGCTTTTTAGCGTTGCTTTCTTACCGTTCAACTTAAATTCATACCCATTTTTGTTCATGCTTTTAAGCTGGCTTTCCGTTGGCAAACAACTTGTATCACTACACATAAATTTGCCTTGTCCGTCTTTATAAACCTCAAACAACATTCAATCCATTCCTTTCTCTATCCTCTTTAATAGCATCCATTTTATCCTCTCGGTCAATGTAATCCACAATTAGTTGTACAGCTTTATCGTACCCCTTTTGGTTGCCTTTGATAATTTCATATGGGATATTCTTTTCGATTAGCATTGATTCAATTCGTGTACCTATATTATTTGCTTCAATTTCGGTTTGTAATCTGCCATTTGGATTATATTTTTTAACAGGCTTAACAAAGAAGTTTAAGTTATCAAAGAGAGAACTAAACGCTTCGGCGGTATCGTTTACACACTTTTCAATAGATTTTGAGGGGTAAAAACCACACTTTTCAAATGAGTTATAAATTTCGGTCAATAGGATTGGCGAGTCAGTTACAATTACTCTAACCTGATTTCTCAGTCTCCAAAATCTTTGTGAGTGTAAACCAAGTATATATAATTGGTTAGTTAAGGCAGTATCATTATGCTCCCATACTATATCTTTAGCCGTTTCAGTGACAAGTTCCGTGTCAATACCCCTCATTTTTAACTGACTAAATATATAAGCAGCCCCTGTGGATTTACCACAGGAGGGCTGACCATAAAGATTAACTACAATCGTTTGTTTATTCATTCAATTCTCCCGACCTTTCCCATTCGATAACTTTCCACAAGTTAGCAATTTCGGCAATGCTTACTTCTTTATTGTCAATTTCTACAATTGTATTTCTTTGACCACAATCTGTCTCCCAAACCCAATAGGATATCCAAGTATCACCGTATTCATCAGGCTTAAGGTTTAAACCTTTTTCGAGACAGTCAATCAACTCATCTTCCATAGTTACACCATGATATGCAAATGGCGATACATATTCTAAAACCAAATCACTATACTCATCACCAAGATTCAAAATCTTATCTTCAAGTTCATGGATTCTTTGAATTTTGGTAAGATATCTTTCAAAATCATTATATGTAATCACAGTTATTCCTCCTTACTGCTTGCCTGTTGAGCCAAAGCCGCCACGACTTTTTGTATCAAGACATTCTACTTCTGTAAACTCAAAATCAGGCTGTTTCTGTGTGATGCGAAACTGACAAATTCTATCGTTCTTATGTATGGTTGTATCTCTCATTGCAATTACGGGCATACCCCATTGGTCATTATCACCCGAATAGGAGTTGTCAATTACTCCTATGTGGTTTGTCTGAATAATGCCATAATTTTTGTAAGTGCTACTTCTTGGCACAATGTGAGCTTCATAGCCAAACGGTAACTTCATTCCTACTCCGAGTGGAATAATAGTAAACTCACCCTTTTTGAGTGTAACATCAATAGCTGACCTTAAATCAACCCAATCTCCGTTTGGAATTTGCTTAATCTTTTCGATGTTTGTAAAGTATTTAATTTTAATTTCCATATTTAACTCTCCTTAATTATTTTTTATCACTCATTACTTGACCGATTGCTGAAAGTAAAGTTGCTACCGCAGTCACAATAGAAAAACTCCATGCAATAATAAAGCATCCATCAGGTACTATAATTCCATTTGCGTTCAATAAATAAAGTGATATAAGGCAAATTACCATTCCCATATATTCGTTATCCTTTCCGTGTTAATCAATCACATCCACATAGTTATACAAAATATGCTTTTGCTTTTCTGAATCCGAACCAAATATAACATCAAGGTGATAATGTCCCATATACCAATGTTCATAATCCAACTTGTTATCAATGTACTGTAGGTATTCGGTTAAAGTGTCCGGACTGTACCCCACATTGATACAACTGGCGATAAATTCGGTTGGAGCACAGTGCGTAATTACACAATCCACCTTCCAGTTATACTTATCAAGATTTGCCAACCCTTCCTGCATTTCGGCTTCATTGGGTAGTTCTTCTTCCCACCAGTCAACATTCTTTGTGCGATACTGTATATCGTGGCTCGATGCACCGCCCATTGTAAAAAATGTTTTGCCATCAATTTCAAACACTTGTCCACGCATTAGATGATAAATATTATCTTCAATCTGATGTACCTTTCCACTCCACTTTTTAGTTATAGGATAACGATTCAGCAAAGGGAAATTTTCGTGGTTTCCATCTACAAACAAGGTTGTCCACGGTTTGTTATTAAGCCAATCTCGCCAATACATTTCAGAATTTCCATTATTCCACACTAAGCCAAAGTCACCACAAATAATTAGGTAATCATCTCGTGTTAGATTGTTGCCTATTGGGAATCGTTTAGAACTCAGTTTGTGTATGCCATATTCACCATGTAAATCTCCAGTAATATAAAACATATCTTTCACCTCTTTCCTTTTAAATCCTAAATTTTATTTTTCCACCGCCATATATGTTTCTTCAAAGATGTCCTGTCTACAAGGATAAATCTCACCTCTGACACCTTGAACTATGTAGCTGTTAAAACTGCATTTCATTTCACCTTCAAGCGTATGGATATATAAATCCCCTTCAGCTTTATAATAAAGCAAGCCATCTTCATACGCTTTAATCGCCCATTCAGGAATACAATATTCCCCATTTTCAATAAAATCGCCTTTATACTGAAAGGCTTCAATCGGTATTGCTTTTTTAATGTATGTCATATGCTTCTCCTTTAAATTAATATATTTGCTAACATTGCACCTACAACAAAAGCCATTCCTAACTCCGTGTAACGATAAATGGCTTCATGCAATTTTTTATTTACATAATACTGGTTTCGCTCTCTAATACGAGTTGTTAAATTAAGCGATAAACAAAACCATAATACACATACAGATATGAGATATATGGTGTCCTTCATAACATTCCTCCTCAATTAATCCATTTAACAATTGTGTTTCCTTTATATCCCTTTTGCCACACATACCAAGCATAAGCTACGGCACTTGATGTTGTGCTTTCAAAATCTCCATTTTTAGCACATAAAAGTCTTGAACTTGATACATAGATTGTCTGTGGCGGGGTGTTATCAAACAACTTTCTTCGTTTCTTACCCTCAAGAAATTGCAGTTTAAGAAACATTGCCACTTTGTTGCCTGTTGTAACTGTATCTAACGCTTTTTCTACAAATTTATAAGCATATTTATAAGGTGGGTTTGTAATAATGCTGCCGTTCCACGAATTAGATTTTGATTCTGCTAAAAAATCGAATGTTTCTGACATTCCTCCGTCACGGTAAATCAAATCTGTTGACTTAACATTGTAACCGTGAGCCTCAAATACTTTAGACAAATGGCATTCTCCACAAGCACATTCCCAAATGTCAGGAGCGAAATCTTCTACTTGAAGTAGAAGTTCAGCAGCTTTAGGTTCTGTGGCATAATAATCATTTGTTTCCCTCTCTTTAAGAGAGTGGTTAGAAGCGCTTAAAACGGAATAAACACTTTTACTATTTCCTGTCCAGTCTTTCAAATAATCTCTCCTTTTAAATATTTAACATAAGTTTTTAATGTGTTTTCAAAAAATCTATCCCATTCGTTTGATAAATTGTATATGTTTGACTTCTTCATCAAGTCAGTGTTCAAAAACATATCTTCAACAAAAACAACTGGTGGTATTTTATCGACCAACACAAAATTCTTGATATTGTGAAACACAATCCAAGCTTCATTTCTTAACACAATATCTCCCCAACTGTCGGGATACATAAATTTATCTAAGTAATTTTTATCGCAATTAAAATATTTCTGTAGTCTGTATGTAAGCGGTGTACCCATGTCTTTAGGGGTAGGTTTATGCGATTTAGAAAAGAAATCCCTATGCTTTATCCATAAGTCATTGTCCTTTATAAAACAATGACACTTGCATTTATTCGGTATAAAGTCAACAATAAAACTCGGTTTAATACCTTTTAATTCTACTGGCTTAACAAGTTTTGGTTCTCCGTATAACCTATATGAATAAATTTCGCAATAAGGCGAGTCGGAAAAGTATTTATCATAAACTTTCTGCGGTGTTGACATTTCATATGTACAAGGTAACACTTTACAATCATTAGAAACGAACTGATAGTCGGTATAATCAAAATAACTGTCATCATTACAGTCTTTAATCAAACGGAATCTCAAAACCCCATATGCTGTATCTGTTTTGTACCACTCACGATCACAATTATTGTTTCGATGTTGGATGCCTTCTAACATTGCATTTTTCAGCATTTTGTTAATATACGATAAGTAGTCCCTATTCTCATAAAGTGTTACACTTTCAACGACTTCATCTTTAAAACAAGTTATTGCATCCGTTTCGGTTTTGGCATACACGATTGGTTCATACTCTTTATCTTTTAGTTTTAATTTTCATCGTTTCATTGATTGCTATTAAATGTCGAGTTCCCTTTCTAACAGAATTTCTCTTGCTAATCTCATTGCGGAACTGTGAGCGTATTTACCAAAGTCGTGACCAACCATTTCAACAACATCTTTTTCCTCTTTAAGACAATCATAATAAATGTCTTTTCCAATATTTTTAGCAATTATTCCCATTTCTGTATTGCTCCAATTTTCAGGTATAACTCCATTATCAACCATTTTATGTATAAGTTTACGAACTCTTGCTTTAGTAACAACCGTGCTTACTAAACGCTGATTCTCCGCTTTTTTGGCTAATGCGTCTGTGTCAACCATATGACTTTGTTTGTGTCCTTTTGTTTTGCAAAACTGTTCACATACAAGTTTTACATAAAATGGTAGTCTTGTGTTTGGATTATTTAAAGTTGTTTGATTTTTTATAACTATGCCTTCACCATATTCTCCACCCATTTGTGTTTTACCGATATAAGATTTCACATCGTCCCAACTCGTAAACCTACCTCTGTAAAAGACAGGAACAAATGTGAGATTAAGTTCTTTTACAATTTTTTCTGTTTCTGTTTGCTTTAAATACTGTTGTGTGTTGGTATCATATACATCATAACAATATGCTTTATGGTATTTGTTGTCAGGATATTTTACAGTATGGGGTACAAGCCACTCCATAAACAATATAAGATTACTCCCCAATACCGTTTTAATTAATTCTTTATCAAGTGTTTGAGACCAATTCCAAGCCCCTCTTAGAGTGTTGGTTTCGTTCAATTCCTTTCTGCGGCTAAATGCTTTAATGTTATCACTTTCGGCATCGTAACGAATTGAAAAGTTCGCTCCATCAATTTTCTCTTGAATTACAATTTCATCACCTTCCGAAAACGCATCTAAATAATTAGGTTTAAGTCTCTCAATATCTAAATAATGCTTCTGCTGTATAATAATCAATCCTTTCTCGGTTTTCTTCCACAGCTAAATTTCTCAGGGCAATATCCAAGCACATCGCATTTTGGTTTCATCACCATTGGAATTAATGTTGCCCATTCTTCCGAATAGAGTTTTAACTGCTTTATGTATTCGTTAAAGAGTTCTCTATACTCCCAATACGCTCTCGAACACATTCTCTGTTCTGCCATACTGATAACACTTCTAACATTTCGCTTATCTACAATTTTAGTAGTCATACCTAAAGGTAGTAACATTGCAGCATCCTCTCTCTTGACACCACTTTCTTCAAGATTTTTAAGTGCGTGACTAATAGTGTCAATAGCGTTGTTGTACCAAGTTTTCTGTTCTTCGGTCTGTACTGTTTTGGGAACTATGTATTCAAAGTTATCGTAGTTGACATATCTTGTACTGCTCTGAAGTCGTGTAGGACTGCCACCAATATGTGTATACCATTCCCTAATTACTCTTGCTGAGTAACCTTCAATAATTGCTTCAATGTTTACAAATTCAAACACTCTACCATGATTAGATTCAATACAATCAAGACCTCGTTTATAGTTTTTTTCGCTGTCTGTAATATCTGCTCCCCAACATATACCTGCTCGTCTGCCCATTAACGAAATTGGATCAATGGTTGTTTCTGGTAAGATTGTGATTTTACCCATTCTCTACCTCCTCTGTATCTGATAAGTTGGAAATAATAATCGTGTTCGTGTCTTTATTATGTATAACTTTGGCATCGGTGTCTAAATGCAAGATTAGAGATTTGCTTTTTGCTCTATAAGGATGAAGAATAATCTGTGTAACAGTGTCGGCAAACAATTTAAAACGAGAACATCTGCGTTCAAGAACCGATAAATCAATCGCCTTAGTTTCAATATAGACTTCATTGCACCAAATTAACCCATTATCAATATCAATATTATTTGCCATAAAGGTGCCGAGTTGTGACAGCTCAAAATCTACCGTTAAGCCGTTTTCACCAATAACCGTTATGTATGGCTTAAATTTAAACATTTTCAACCTCCTTAAAGGATATTTTGTCCATCAGCATTCTACTTTCAAGAAGCATCTTGTAATTACACATTGCTTCAAGTGTTTTTGAATAGTTTGCCCTTGAGAGCCTTGGGATAAACGAAAGTTGTCCGTTGTCCCATTTATTAAGAAATACCCTCAGTTTATTGATTTTATCTACGACTTCTTTATACTCGGGTAAAAGTCTGGTTTTATAGTCGTTCATTTTCATCTCACCCCTCAATTGTCTTTATTTCAAGCGTTGCTTCGTTAGCAAACTCAATGTAAATATAATGAGCTCTATATTCTAAGTAGCTAACTAATTGTGTTGGTGGCGTTTCGTTGGTAATCAATGCCGATATAATAGTCTTAATTGCTTGGTCAAATTCATTCTCTGATATTGTCAGTGATATGCCGGCGTTAGGGTTGTCCTGTACAAAACTAAGCAAGGACTCATAATCAATGTTCTTATGCAAAACTAAGCTCCTCCTTTGACTTATACTTCTCTTTATATGAACCGTGTCTATTTGTGTGTTCAGCAAGCATTTCCCATTTACTATCTTCTACCAATTCGTCAATGAGTATCTCATCATAAACGCCCTTAAAATCGTTTGTAATTAACGAATCTTTATAGATAGTGATTGTGCCTGTTCTAAAGGAAATACGGTCATAGGTTAAATATGACGAAGTATTTAAGTATGTATCGCTCATAATCGCCTGTTCGAGAATCGAAACAGCAATTTCGTCAAAATTTCTGTTATCTTTAAGGACAACAAGGTAGTTATAATTTTTGTTACTGCAACGCTCAATTGCTTTTTCAAGAGTTCTATCTGTCAAGTAATAAATCATATATGTCTCCTATCTGTTATCATCATACGAGCCACTCTCTTGTGGCAATGCGGACAATCTGCTATATACGCCAAATCGTCTGAAGTTAATATCAGTTTGTAGTCATCCTTATCTGCTTCAAAAACACAATTACATCTAAGACACTCAAATCTGATTATAGGTGATTTAAGATCGCCTTCTTTGAGAACTTGAATCATTTAATACTCCTTGCCATTATTATCATTGCCATACTCCTTCTGTGTCATATATATCTCCTATCTGCTACAATGATTCTTCATAGCTCACATTAGTTTTACAACAAGGACAATTTGCCGAAAAAATAAATGTATTGTATGATGTAAAACATTGTTTATAGCTTTCTCTGTCGGCTTCAAATACACACCCGCAATTGCGACAAACAAATCTAAATACAGGTGTTTTCAAATTACCCTGTCTAATAATTTGAATCATTTCATTCACCTCTGTGTGCAAATTCAACTACCACATTAAACAGTTCACGCACACAATAGCGATTGTAAACATCTTCATTTGCTGTATAAAAATAATCTTCTCGGTATTTGCGAATAACATCTTCTACATTGTTTCTTTGTATACCTGTTGCTTGTAAAAGCTTTCTAAGTCTCTTGTGTGTCATTACGACCTTCCTTTTCGTTGCATTTGCAACATATTAAAATCTTTCTTTTATTAATTCAGTTTGCACGATAAAGATTCAACCTCTTCGCTACACCACGGACAATAAATAAATTCTTCGTAGATTGTTTTGTTATGTCCTTCTTTATCTCGACTATGCACATCAAGTAATGTATACTCAAAAGCACAACCACAATGGTCACAAACTATTGCCTGTGCAAGAAGAGGCATCCTCTTCATAATGGGGCTTCCCTCACTGATAATTCTCAACTTAATCCTCCTTTTTCCTAACACTAAGCTTCCATTTTAGACTTACACCAAGGACATATAACATACTCATAAACATCAATCGCACAAGATATAAGATGTGTGTCGCTCACATTAAAACGAAATTGACAATGACATCTCGGACATTCTTTTTCATACATTGTTTCAATCACTTGCAATTCAGGTTTGCCTTGTCTAATAATTTCCATAGTTACACTCCTTTATTACATTGTGTTTTATATCACTCTCTATCCAATCATATTCTTGAATGTCGTAATACGCCTCAGCACACTCACGAGAACAGAAGATATTGTCGTATTTATCTCGAAAATATGTATAGTCATATCTTAATTTGTTACTACACTGATGACAGACTGCCATAACTGGTGGATCGAGAGCATGAGGACAAGTGGGTTTGCAAGGCAAGTTTTTGCATACATTACACATCTAATTCTCCTCAAAATTAAAAATTCCATAAATTTCTGTGTTACACCAAGGACAAACAATCCATTCATCCCAGTCCTCGTCCTCCCAGTCGTAACTTATGTTTGTGGCATAATGTGTGTCATAATCATCATATTGAAATACACATCCACATTCTGAACAGGATATTGTATTTGGTTTTGATGGTTTGATTTGCAACTCAGGTTTGCCTTGTTTGATGATTTTCATTGTCGCACTCCTGTAAAACTCGTGTTTTATTTGTCATTTTTTACGCCTCCGTAATTGGCAATGGAGTTGTATGTATAAGCAATGCTGGATTTGTTGCTGTATGATATTTTGCTATTGCTTGTGTGTATTCACTTGCGGTATTTTTCAAATCTATTTCGGATTCAGTTTTAAACTTACAAAATTTATATATTCCAACAACTTCACTCAGCACTTCAGCACCACACATAATCATATTAATGGCATTAGTCGAAAGGTTTTCACTATCTGTAACACAAATCGCAACACTCTCTTTACCATTAACATTTCGTGTTAGAACCATATCTCCTTTATTAAGAGATTCATTATCTGGGACTTTGTATGTATATCTTTTTGCGTTTTTATCCTGTATGTGTCTTACTTGTACAATATACATTTATCATTCTCCTTCTTAATTCCATTTTTTCTTTGCAAGATAGGTTGGACGGAGCACAGAAGGTTTTAATAAGCTCCGAGTCAATGTTTTTGTCTATAATCATACTATTGTATTTCTTACCTTTACCTTTGTATTTGTCTGTAACCACCTCAATCTTACTATTATTGCTAAATACAAACGAAGCATATCCTTTTGTTATGTGTGTGTAAATCAAATCATCACAATACGATACAATATGATCACACACAACAGTAAAACCACTTCCATCTTCTTGCATTACGACAAGTACCATTAGCTCATCTAACTTTTGACACTCTTTAATGATGGCGTCAATCTGTTTTCTGCTCACAAAATGAATCATTTATCGTTCTCCTTTTCATTTCAACAAACATTTGTTTAATTGAAACAATTTAATCTGTATAAATCGTAATTAAGTTACCCAATTTACGATAACCGAAACAAAGATTGCCGTCATCGCAAATCAGAGCCTGTTCATCTTCTGTGAAATTGAACGGATTACTTAACACCTTGTATGTAATGTTACCGTAACCATATCCCTTCTGCGTGTAACACATATAATTCTGCAAATCATCTTGTGTAACATCGTACTTCTTTGTGTAAAAGTTCAGCCAAATCAATTTTGCTTTCGGTGCAAGTTTCTTGTATATTGCAAGATTTTCTTCATGAAGTTCATTCTCATTAGGCTTAAATGCCCACCCTGTATTTATCAATGAATTACCTCCTCAACAATCTTCGTTCTTGGGACATACATTCTTCTACGCTGTTTGTCTTCAATTTTTCTGGTTTCTCCAAGAATTTTTTGCAATGATTTCAACACATCAGAATGTGACTGAATCCATTCTGCTAATGGAGCATTAAGTTCTACACTATCTTTTGCTTTTCTGCGGTTCTCTCTAACTTTCATTAGGGCTTTTCCAAGTTTGGCAGTGTCGTGATACGACACATCTTCAAGTTCAAGTTTATGTAAGATATCTTGTGTTTCGTAGTCGTGTAATGATTCATTTTCAGTATTGTTTTGATAATCTTCTGTTGCTTGTGTGAAAAAGTTGATTGTATCTTCTAACTCTTTAGCTGTTTTGATTTTTCGTCATCTCCTTTAATAATTTGTGATTAAAACCTCCGTTGAACTGTTGCCTGCTTTCACCTTAGTGTGGTAGTTGCAATTATTGTAATCTTTGATTAGATAATGTGTGTTGTAGTTTTTGCTCCACTCTTTAAGAATTGTATTTTCTTTTCCTTTGTGTTCTAAAACATTTGATAAAGCAAATTTGCCACCTTTTGAGTTAATAATGTCAAGTAAATTAAGAAGCTCTCTCTCATAATCTTCTGACCATTTACAAAAATAATCTCGTTCATATCCACCAACAGTAATAAGATAAGGCGGATCACAATAATAGAAAGTATCATTAAATTTTGGCGAATCTAAATTCAAATTGTGGAAATCGCTACTGTAAAAACTAATATTTTTCTTGTCGATAGTTTCTATGTATTTTACAAGTTTATCCTCTAATGATTTAGAGAAGTAAGACCTACTTGCACCAGACGGCATATTAAACTCTTTATTCTTATTAAAGGCTATTTGATAGTTGAATGCGTGAGTAATTAAGCAATATAAAACTACTGCATTTTCTCTATTAAGATTGTCTTTAAGATATGTATTATAATAAGTTCTTAGATCCAAAAATTCTTGCTTACTAAACTTGTTCAATTTGTATGCATCAATCATTTCTTTAACTTCGTCTACGAATTTACTATCAAGATTTCTGAAGATATTAACGAGTGGTTTACATTTGTCGTTATACACAACCTGTTTTGCATTCACATTTAGCGAAACTTCTCCACCTCCTCCGAACAAATCTACAAATTTATCAATTTTCTTCGGAAAGAGAGGTAGAATCTGAGGCAGCAATTTGTATTTACCACCAATATAATTAAAAGGATTTTTCAAATAATTTATATTTACCATCTCCTTATAGTGTTAGTGTTACTACTTGTCCTGATTTCAAACTTTCTTGAATTTTGATTACTCTTTGGTTTGATGAGCCACACCAAGCAAGTGTGATGTCTCGCTTGGTGCAATCATATTTACCGTCAACAAGAATATCTATATAAGGCAAGATTTCGTTTACAATAAACTTAGATTTTAATATCTGTTCATATGTATAACCTGTATATAACCATACTGTTTTGCTTGGTAGTTTGGTCTTGACCGTTTTTACAATATTAGATACTTGTTGTTGATTTGCTTGCTCCAATGGATGCCCACCTGAGAGCGTTAGCCCCGATATATAATCAGGACTTAACGCTTCAAGTAATTCTGTCATAGTGTTATTAGTAAATGGTTGTCCGGCTGTAAAATCCCAAGTCGAAGGATTTTGACAGTTGTAACAATGAACGGTACAACCGCTTACCCATAGCACAACTCTGACTCCAACTCCATTGGCAATATCGTGTTTGGTGATTTTGATGTAATTCACTCGTTGCCACCTAAATGCACATATCTTTCTTTGATTTCTTGTGTTCTTCCTTGATTCCAGAAGTTAGTTCCGAGATAACCGCAAGTCCTCCGACAGATGTTCAATTTACTTTCATCTGTATTGCCGCAGTTAGGACACTCCCACACAAGCTTGCCGTTTTCATCTTCTATTACCTCAATTTCTCCGTCATATCCGCACGCTTGACAGTAATCACTTTTAGTATTTAACTCAGCGTACATAATATTGTCGTAGATAAATTTCATAACAGAAAGAACTGCTTCTGGATTATTTTGCAAATTAGAGGTTTCAATATAGCTGATTGCTCCACCTAAACTTAATTCTTGAAATTGTGATTCAAGTTTCAGTTTTGCAAAGGCATCAATAGGCTCTCTGACATTTACATGATAACTATTTGTAATGTAGTTTTTATCTGTAATACCTTCGATAATACCAAATCTTCGCTGTAAACATTTTGCGAACTTATATGTTGTACTTTCGATTGGAGAACCATACAACGAAAAACCCAAATCAAGTTGCTCATTCCATTCATCACACTTTTTGTTCATATATCTCATAATATCAAGTGCGAACGGTGTTACTTCCGGATCTGTATGAGATTTGCCTGTCATATACTTTACACACTCATACAATCCTGCATAACCAAGTGATATTGACGAATAACCACCAACAAGTAACTTATCAATGGTTTCACCTTTCTGAAGTCTTGCTAATGCACCGTGTTGCCAAATAATCGGAGCTACATCCGACACTGTTCCTTTCAACCTCTCGTATCTGCACAAGAGGGCTTTATGACACAACTCCAATCTCTCATCGAAAATTTTCCAAAACTTCTCTTTATCTTTACCTGACGATAAGGCTACATCAACAAGGTTGATTGTAACTACGCCTTTGTTGAATCTGCCGTAAAATTTATATTCACCATTTTCTTTGTACGGTGATAAAAAGCTTCTACACTGACTGTTCGGTATCAACAGTCTGGACTATATCTTTGGGAGTTATTATGCTAACTCGCTCACTCCGCACTTCCATCTGTATCATTATTCAGATGTACTCTACTCACTTCATCACACAAAGCTATTTGTGCTATGCTTTCGATAGTCTCTTGACCTTACGCATATGCGTCTTGGCACAGGATAGTTCAAGTCTAAGTTTCACCCCAAAAGTCCCCTGTTAGCACATCACTTAACTGTCATTTCCTACAGTTCCTATTCGTGTAATGTACACCATTTTGATTTATGTTCACGGAGTTTTAGATGAGCCGTTTAACCCATCGAAGGGAAACAATTTCCTTCTTTTAGCTTTTTCATCACCTTTTCAGATATATAATCTGGAACAAGCCTTTTAGCCGAGCACTTTGCAGCTAATTTTGTTAAATACCAATACTTGCTGTCCTTTGTAATGTTGTCCTCTTCGAGTACATAAATAAGCTTTGGAAACGCAGGTGTAATCCATACACCCTTTTCATTTTTTACGCCTTTATACCTTTGATTAAGCGTTTCTTCGATAATCATGGCGAGGTCGTGCTTTTCCTGCTCGTTTTGAGCCTCGTTAAGATACATAAACACTGTGATGAAAGGAGCTTGTCCATTAGTTGTTAAAAGTGTTTCTACTTGATATTGGATTGTCTGAACACCTTTGTTGATTTCTTTCTGAAGTCTTTCTTCGGCTATCTCAGCAATCTTATTTTCGTCAGTTTCAAATCCACACTGACTCCACTCTCTTCTCAACTCATCTTTAATGTGCTGTCGGCTAATATCCACAAACGGTGCAAGAGCGGTAAGACTGATACTCTGTCCACCATATTGACTGCTGGCAACCTGAGCAATAATCTGAGTTGCAATTGTACAAGCCGTTGAAAAACTGTGTGGTTTCTCAATCATAGTGCCACTGATAACCGTTCCGTTCTGGAGCATATCATCAAGATTACATAAGCAGCAATTATAAGTATGTTGTGCAAAATAATCCTTGTCGTGGAAATGGATAATTCCTTCCCTGTCAGCCTCAACAATATCTTGAGAAAGTAAAACTCTATCCGTCAAATCTTTGCTGACCTCACCTGCCATATAGTCACGCTGAGTAGGAATAATGGTAGGGTTCTTATTTGAGTTTTCTTGTTTGATGTTTTCATTGCTTAAATCAATCAGTGAAAGAATTGCATCGTCAGTAGTGTTTTTTTTGCGAATTAAGCTCTGCTTGTATCGGTAAAGAGTATATCTTTTTGCCAAAGAAAAACAGCCGTATTTATCTATGTATTCTTCAATTAAGTCCTGTATATCTTCAACTGAGTAAATTCGCTTACTTCGTCTGAGCTTGTCATAAATTCTTGTAGCAATATTTTTAATTTCATCATCAGACAATGTTTCTTCATGGTTTGCGTGGGATTCACTATTTGCTTTTCCAATTGCAGAAATAATCTTATTGCGGTCAAAATCAACTTCTCGACCATCTCGTTTAATTACTTTCATACCTATCACCCGTTCTTCCTGAGAATATCACCATATGGAAGATGGCTAAAGTCAAGCAGGTTATGACAATTGTTACAAGGTATGCTTACTGGACTTCTATCCTTAAGTGTGATTTTATTTACAGATTTGCAGAAAGGACATTTGGTGAGAATCTGCACACCACGTATATTCATAAAATTCCCTGCAAAAGGAGCAACAACATTATGAGCTATATATGTACGAATAATATTGTCCTCATTTATGTATGCACTTTTAGTGTTCTCGCATCCATTGTTATATTTATGTATAACTGGTGCTACTGATACAGGTGTCTTATCGCTACTAACTTTGTTTGTCTTTATTCCATCAATCAAACCTTTGACATAATCATAACCTTCAACTTTGTGCGGATTATCTTCTGCATTTTTTACGAATAAAACATCAATTTTATGTGCGTTTGCATACTCAATTTCCTTGATAACACCTGTCGAATCGTACCATTTTTCGCCTGTCACCCATATTTCATCACACTCGGCAAGCTGGTACAGACAAAGTTCAAGCCCATCCTCGTAAGACATATCGTTGTACAGAAAGCTAAACATATGTAACGGTGAAATAAACATATAATTCGGATGTTTCTTTTGCTGTGTTTTAATTATTTCTTCAACCTCTTTGAGATTATTTTTGTCGCCACCGTATTTGTGGCTGACATACACTGTTTTTTCAAATTGCTTCATTCAAAATTCCTCCTAACTTTATTTATCAGCGTTGCTGCTTACAAGCATATACATCACCACCTTTCAAAATGAAATCTCTTTATTGTCATTATCTATTTCGATATCATCATCAGTACCAACAGTAAAAGCTTCACAAGTAACCTGATAATCGCCTTTTCCATCAGCCACCAAATACTGTAACAAATGGTACAATTCAGAAACCGTCATTGTTTTCGCTCTCCCCCTTTTTTGACAACAATTCGCCAATAAGATATAAGCCTTTTATAGCACTCGTCACATAGATGTATTCTAATTTTTCTCTTGCTTTCAATGGGATTTTCATCCTGAATAGAATGTGTATTATCAATATAAAATTCCTTCATTTTAACTATGTACGGATTTTCGATAATTTTGTAACAACTATCACACTGGTAAATTCTCATTTATTTTCACTTCCTCCCTTTCTGGCAAAGGTTGATTCCAGCATTTAGCACAGCAATTGTCTGTTTTTCCGCAATCTTCTATCTCATTCAGTCCTAACTCATGTGGGCATAGCTTTTCAGGCGTTCCTGTATAGTCAAGTTTTACTTTTGGAAAATGCTTTAGCAATTTGCTCAAATAAGTTGTCCTCGGATTGATTTTTTTTCAAAGTTTGTCATTTTCTTCATCTCTCAACGACTTGGCAATTCTTTGTTGGTTCTTGCAGATAAGGTCATTTATGTTGCAGAATAAATAATATGTCAACCCTCTTATCTCTTCTATATCATCTGTGACCATAATGCGATTGAGTTCACCGTCAATCGTTTCACGGGTGTTATTGATTTCCTGTCTGAGTTTCATTTTCTTCGTCTCCTTTTGTAATAATATAAATTTTCATTCTTTTACCCCCCCACAAATTCACCGTTTTCAAATCTATACTTAGTACAATCAATCATTTTTGTACTTCCTTTCCCAATCCTTTTTCATTGCCTTGCGTTTCTTTGGGCAATCCTTCCAATTGCGATTTTTCCGTTTCCAACGGATGGAAAAAATCTTATAACGTAAGCCTCTGTATTTGATACCGTGATACATATTATTTCACCGCCTTAAAATCAATAATATTTTCATACCAATTGAATATGTAGACACGAAAGCCGATAACCGTTAATTCGTAGGTTTTACCCTCTTTCAAAGCGCCGTAAACATCAGACGAATTGAATTTTCCTCTGAATAATGTATCTGTGTCCTCAAAAACATAAGTCTTACCGTTTTCATCTTCGCCGTAAATAAGATATTTGCTGTCGATGTTATCTTTATCAAACTGTGTTGTCACACGCTCTTTATCGGTGATTGTTACGGTGTATGTGTGATCATTGCTGAAATTCATCACAGGAACCACAATAACTGCGGTAACAACTAGTACGATTGCTGTTACGATTGCTGTTAAGCAACCTAAATCTTTCTTTGACATTTTCTTCTTTGACATTTTCTTTCTGTTCCCCTCTTAATTAATCTGTAATACTGTGTCCTGCCAATTCAGCTACAAATGACTTAATATTCTTAAGCTCTGATAAGATAGCCTCTGCTGTTGATACTGTACTTTTCACTGTCGGCTTTTTCTCATTGACTCTTGAGTTCCATATATTTTCAGCAAGCAGAAGTGCGTTTGTAGATTTTTCATTTTTATATGAGAAAGTGAAATTACAAGCTTTACACACAATGTCAACTCTGGTCAAAACGGGATCATACCAATAACATAAGTCCGTGCCATCACAAAACGGACAACCCTTCTGTAAGTTTAAAATTGGTTTTTTCTCTTTACTCATTTAATTCACCTCTATTAACTGCATTGTATTTTCTCTTTATCATATTTTGCCTGTCCTTCTACAAACTTGTTCACCAATTCTGTAGTTTCTGGCATTGCTTTGAGTAAGAACACACAGTCTTTAACATCTTCCTCAGTGCGATTTGAGATTACATAGTCAACTTTTTCTTCAATATTTTTAAACTCTTTACGGTCGTTTATAATACGCTCCATAGCTTTTACAGTTCCCGTTTTGCTGTCTTTATACCTTTTCTTCATTCTTAAGAATCTTTCAACAGCAGGACAATCTATCAGTATAGATTCAATTAGTTTATCGCCTTTGTAATTATTCTTGAAATCTTCAAGTCCTCTCGGATCAATTATGTAAAAATCAGCGTCATCAATTTGCTGTTGCGTTGCACAATATCTGTAACCCTTAAATTCGGTATAAGCCACGATATTGGTTAGTTTATCAAACTCCTCATCTGTCACAAAAATATGTGAGTTTGGAGATTCATTATCTCTTCTTGGTCGTGTCGTATAAGACACAACCTTTTTGCGGTTATATTCCTTACAAACTTTGTCTACTAAGTAATCCTTGCCAGAGCCCGAAGCTCCGAGAACTAATACAATTGATTTAACAGTCATTATTATCTCCTTTTAGTAACTGCTGAAATAAACATTATCTACCACTGCATACGGTGCTCCAAATGAATGATAACAACTCATTCTGAACGCTTTGACATTATAATCTCTGTCACCACTCAATATCCTTTGAGCAACCGAATAAGACAACTCACTCGGATCTCTTGTGTAAAGAATACCTGCCACATTGAATGTATTATAATCAAAAGCTACTGCCCTCAGTCCACCGTTACTGTCAGCTAAATTCATTGCCGTTGAACCTACCAACCACTGACAATACTCGCTACAATTACCCGCTTCGCAATAAATTACTCTTGCCAATAAATCTACCTCATCTGACGATGTGTTATATGTATTATTTGATTTTGTAATGTTTTTTGTTTCTGCTTGAACTTCGACTTTTTCTGTTGGAGGTTCTGTATGGGGAGAGGTTGTTTTAACCTTCTTCTTGTCTTTTTTAGTTTTCTCAGTTGGTTTTACTGTTGTTGGTTCTGTTGTGACATGCATGGTTGTAGGTTGCGTTGTTGGTTTGGCTACCGTATCTTTAGTGGCTGTATCTCGTGTTGCAGTGTCAGGGGTGGAGATGTTTGGTTCTCCACAAGCCGAAAAGCCAAACATCATACCTAACATTACCCATAAACTTGCTATCTTCTTACCAAATCGGATATAATCACCCTTCCTTAATTTCCCATTTTCTAAATTTATCCACATAATCATCAGTGAAAAAACCTCTGATAATAAGTGTTTGTGGCTTATTTGTGTCTATAAGCATTAATCCAAGTAGACTTTTACCGGACAACACTTCCTTGCCTTGTGCTACCTCAATAATGCCACTCATTAATTCATCTGCTATGTGAAGAAAATCGTCAAAATCATCTCGCTGAAGCTGAATGTGTAACATTACTGTTCTATGTATTTTGTTTTCCATAGCTTACTCCATAACCGAGCCTACTGCCCACTTGCTAATTACTGAGTAAATGTCCTTGTCGCACACACAAGTAATGGTATTCCAATCAACATTATGTGCTGCTTTGGTTTTTGCTCTTTCAACACCGTTTGCAAGAACAAGACTTGCAAGAAATGATTTACCACTGATAGACCAATCTTTGCCGTTTTCGTCTTTACCGATAAGAGTTACTTCTTCGTCAATCTGACTTACAGCCTCTGTAAAATCAGACACATCCTTAAGTGTAACAAGTTCAATTTTTTGCCTCATTCAATCACCTTTCTTAATTTAGCAATTTATATTTTGTTAAATTCCAATACCCCTTTTTATCTTTGTAAATACCATCTAAAGGCACATAAATTACATCATATTGTTTCAATGGCAATGATGCAAAAAGATAGTGTTTTAATGTTAAACTTCCTTCTTTTCCGGTACCAACCGAACGATACGAAATTCTTTTTGCAAATTCCTCGTTAGTTTGTTTGTTTTTAAGAGGGTAGACATTCTTTACGAGCAGTTTCTGCCTATCTTCAGCTTTGTGTGTGGTTAAATCAATATACCCCAAATATTCTTCCTGTGTTTGAATAATGCGTTTATAATTCCAAGCCTTGAAATTCATTTGATTTGCAATAGTTTCGATGCCATTTAGTATGTTATCTATGTTTTGAATAGTGAACGATTCTTTAATAGTGTTATCTTTCTTTAAGTCTGTACTATTATTTTTTACTATGTCGTACAATTCAAAATGCTCTGTTTGTAATACGGACTTCTTAATATTCTTGCGAAATCCCTTGCCGGTAGACGCTCTAAAGAATTGATAAGTTGCAAGTATGTATAATAGTTTCGATTGAATTCCGTAGTGGTCGAAGAAACCTATTTTAATTAAAATTTCTATTTTAGATAGTCCCACAGAAGTCTCTTGGTCGGAGAGACGAATTACATCTATAAAACTGGTCGGCTGTTGGTTGTAAACTTTAAAAAGTTCTGTGGCGACCTCTTCAGATAAAAACTTAACTGAACCAATACCTTTTGCAATTGCGTGAAGGTCTTTGTTAAAATAATAGCTTCCTAACGAAATTCCGAATTTAGGTAATGTAATTTCAATATCTTTTGCTTTAGCAGCTTTTTCTCCCGTCTGTATTTGTTCATCATTCTTTGCACAGTTTAAATATGCTGTGCAAAACTCATACGGATAATAGTAGTAATAATAAGCACACAAATAACTAATCATACAGTATCCAATGGCGTGATTCATACCAAATTGATAACTGGCACTGTCTTGAATAATCTGAAGAAACTCTTTAGCTTCCAGTTCTGCAACATTTCTTGGAGAATTTGATTTATGACAATAACCTTCAAGTATTGACGGCAATGCTTTAGCCAATCTCTTTTCATCTTTATGTCCGATTGCTCTACGCACATTGTCAGCTTCGCTGCCCGACAGTCCGCATATTTCTTGAAGAAACTTAATTGTGTCCTCTTGAAATATTAAATATCCATTGTTTTTATTAAGCAGTTTATCTATAACCTCTGACGGATTTTTATGAGGTATATGCTTAAATAGTTCCTCTCTGTAAGAAGAACCTGATGGTCTAATAGCAGCCGTGACTATTGCCATATCCAAAATACTTTTAGGCTTATATTTTTTTAAACAATCTATAGCAAATGGAGACTCAAACTGAAAAATAGAACCTGTAGTTTCTAACATACTTTCCCATACATTTTGATCATCCCAATCAATCTCGTGAGATTTTGGATAAGGTAAATGAGCGAATTTGCAAGTTTCACTAATAACTTGCACTGTCTTTAATACAAGCAAATCATACTTGGTCAACCCTACATCATGAATTTCATCCATATCAATCTGAAGAGTACAGTAGCCATCTTTCTCGAACACACCGTAATTGTCAGCTAAAGTAATTGGACTAATAACAATTCCTGCTGGATGTACCGACTGTGCATGCTTAATACCTAACAAGCCATCATAGTAATAAAACAATTTCGGATACTTTTGTCTTGCTAAATCAGGATCGGTGTTAAAACATTGCTTAATTTCTTTGACTTTTTGAATAGAATATTCACACTCACTAAAATCGGTTTTTGGATGGCTTAATTCCCAATTAAGTCGAAATGCTTGTCCTATCAGATCAATAGCAGCCAAATCTTTCAGTGTCGAATATGTAGGGACTCTGGCTGTTTTTGTTTTACCGAATTTATCTATAATATACTCAAACATTTCTGGTCTATCCGATTCTACAACATCAACATCGATATCTCCTACTTCTACTCTGTCTTCATTACAGAATCGAGAAAATACTGTACCCCATTTTTCAGGGTTTAGGTCAATAATATCGGTAACATACGCTGTTCTTGAGCCACCAACTGAACCTCTTGAAAAACCTATTGGTTTTCCTTGATTTCTAAAATGTGAGAGAATTTCACTCATTGAAAGCATAAAACCCGACATACCTACTTTCTTAAAGACTCTCAGTTCTTCAGGTATTGCTTTATCAAATCTATCCTTTTCTTCTGATGAAATAACGCCATTATCAAGCTTCTCTTGATATTTTTGATATACCAATGAAGTAAATTTTTGTTCGTCTTTTTCAGCACTGCCATACAAAATAGGGTACTTAATCGATGTATCAAGCATAAACTCTTCGACACTATCTGCCATAACATTGGTGTTGTTAATAGCCTCTATGTATAAAGAACTCGGTATTGCGTCCTGTGTTGCGAAAGCTTTCACTAATTCATCGTAAGACTTATACACTAAGTCCATCTTATCTTCGCCTTCGTAATGTTGTTTTTTAGCATCTAAGATTACTTGTCTACACTCTGCTTTATAAGAATTAACTGAGTGGGCGTCTGTTGCAGCTATTAGCGGAATATGATATTTCTCAGACAGATATGCTAAATGTCTATTGTATTCAATTTGTTCTTTGCAATTGTGTGGTTGAATTTCGAGATAATCATACCCTTTAACTAATTGTTCATACCATGTATCTTCTACAGGTAATTTATTTAAAGGAGAAGCAAGACAGGCACTTGTTTTGATAATGTTGTCAGACAGCGAAAGAAACTCTTCAAACGAGATTCTGCCAACATAATAAAAATGATTTTTGTCAGTTCTTGACAAACTTATAAGCCGGTTGAGTTCCTTAACGCCTTCATAGTTTTTCGCAATAAGAACTGTATGATAATTGTCTCGGATTTTGTCTGTATGATTTTTTGTTAAGTAACACTCAACTGCATGTATATACTTAATACCTTTTAAGTCACAATACATTTTCTTCTTAACCCAACCTTGTATATTGCCGTGTTCCGAAAATGCAATTGCATGCTGTCCCAACTCTACTGCTTTATCAACATAATCTTTGTAATTGGTAGCACTGTCTTTAAGAGAATAGTCTGTATGTATATGGTAAGCAACATAATTGTCGATAATATTAATCTTCCTTTCCGAACACTTCACTTGTCTCGTTTGGATGCGGGAAAGGAATAGACTCTGTGTACTTATTCTTATCCCATGCGTATTGTTTTCCAAACTCCATTTCGTTGGTGTAAAATCTACGAGATGGCGGATCGTACCACATTGGAATTGATAAATTCTCCTGTCCTCTCATCCTGTCTTTCAAAACATCCAATATAACATCATAATTTTTAACTAATTCGTCACCAGTTTGCTTTTCATTGGGCTTCACTCTATATAACGAGAAACTTCGATGAGCGAGATCTAACATACCTCCAGAACCACCAATATCATATTTACAAAGGCGAGTAACCTGCTGTCCTTTTCGTGGATGAATAACCAAAATAATAACAACTTGAAATGTGGCTGCAAATTTGGTCAACCAAGACATGAATGCGTTTTGTGTTTCGTTTTTATTGTTGTCGGTAGCTCCAAGATTGATGACCGTAAGATTGTCCAATATGAGCATTTTACAGCCATACTTCCTAACACAATCCTCCATTGATTTTTTGATATTATCGACTGAGTTGTCATAATCGTCTTTATAAATATAAAGGCGATTTTTATAATATCCATCAATTTTGGTACGAGCACTTTTACTAACTTTGTAATATACACTTCCTTTACTGTCATGAAACTGATCGATATTATGTCTACCTGCAAATATAAAATCAATCCAGTTTTTCATCATCGAATTAGGCAGCTCTTTAGAATACAACCAAACAGACTTTTGTTGGTCAAGTGATTGACATATAAACTGTGACAGTAAAGATGATTTACCACTGCCATTAGTACCCGTCAGAATCGTAACTGTGCCATAAAACATTTTCATTAGCTTATTGTCTAACTCTGTAATGCCAGTATAAATACCGTCAATTTGAGAAAGGTCAACATCTTCAATGTCTGAAAAGTCAATAACGCTATCGACAGGCGAATCTTTTGCATCCAGTATAAGTTTTAGCACATATTCTTTTCCAAACCAATACAATGTCTCGTTGAGGTCACTAATAAAAGCTTGACTACCATCTGATTTTGTTACCTTTGTGGGCAACTGTACAATCTTTGTTCGCCAGTTTCCGAGTCTACTTGAAACCTCTTTAATCATTTTTTGTCCCGCTTCATCATTATCTGCACATACAATAATATCGGTGAATTGTTCTAACCAGTCCCAATTATGTTCAATCCAATGAAAGTTTCCAGCCCCAAGCGGGACACTAACTGCATTAGTGAATCCCGCTTCTATAGCCGAAGCACAATCAATTTCTCCTTCACATATTAGCAAAGGACTGTCAACATTAACACGATTCATATTGAACAATATTGGACTTGTATCTGCATCTTTTTGACACCATGTTTTTACTTCGCCTTTGCTTTTATCTATCTTATGGCTTGGTCGGTATTTAACCAAAGTAAGCACATCGTTCGTGTCGTAATAGTTAAACACTATATTTCCATGAGAGTCTTGTCTAATATCGCAATAGTCAATTGTGCTTGGTGATATTTTTCGTAAACCTAAGTATTCTTCGATTTTGTTCTTTGAGTGACATTCTACAGGTTTTGGGTATCGGTACTGGGTTTTAGTCTTTACGCCCATCTCTCCAAACGCATATTTAATGCCTGCTTTTTCAAATAAATACTGAACTGCTTCCAAATATGTATGTCCTTTAATCATATAAGCATCAATAATGTCAGTCGATATACCACATCCGAAACAATGAAAATTATATGTTTTAGGATTGTAAATCCAACTTGGAGTATCTTCCTCGTGGAAAGGGCAACATGCTCTCAAACGACTCTCATCAAAATTTTCAACTTCCAAAATTTGAGCTATTTCAAAAGCATTCTTCTCTCCTAATTTCTCTTTTGCTTTATGAATTTTGTCCTTTTCAATAAGCAAACATAATCACTCCTCAAGAAAATCAAAATCGTCCTCTTCAGTATAGCTTTTAGAACGCTCACAAAACGCCCGTACCGAACAAAGGTTGTTACAAAAGAAATCATCACACTTGTAATTATTGATATTTTTGTCTTTAGCAGCGTACTGCACGAACACTTTATCTAACCAGCATTCTTCTTCAAGAATTTCATTTATGGAAGCCTCAGCCCAAGACAAAGCTTTCTCGTATTCACTCTTATTGAAATCTACGCTTTTCATTTCTCCGAGCTTAAACATATTAAAAATCAATTTTGTGGGATATGTGTGATATGTTTCGTATATGTATTTGGAATACAGGTACAACTGAAAAAGATACTTCCGTAATTCTTGCTCGTTCTTAAAAGCTCCTTTGCTTTTGTGGTCGCAGATAATATACTCGCCATTCTTCTCAAGTATTAAGTCGATAACACCAACAAAGTTATACTCGCCAATTTTGGTTTTAATCTTCTGTTCAACACCGACTACTTGATATTCAGAAAAAACATCCTCAAAACCTCGAAAATATTCAAGACCTATTTGGTAATACTTCTTATTCATATCAACATAGCGATTTTTAGGGAAATCAGATAAAACCGTTCTTTTATAAGCATTTTTGTACCGCTCTTCAAGATCGAAAATGCTACTTTGACCTTTGTAATAACTTTCTAACAATTTGTGACATAAAGAACCCCATTGACTAAAAGCGTTTTCTTCTTGGGGCTTCCTATCAATATATGATAAGAAGAACATACGAGGACAAGTCTGATAAGAATTTATACTGGAAAACGACCAGTACCGATTTTTTAATTGTTTTAAGTTAATCAAAATGGTAACTCGTCCTCTGTTTCAGATGTAGTAGATTCTGCCTTTGACGGCGTAGTTATATTTGCGTCATCACCACTTTCGTCACGCTTGTCGTCACAAAACTCTGCATCCTGTATCATAATTTCTACAACCTGACGCTTCTCTTTTTTTTCTGTTTCGTATGTGCGAGAAGTCAGTTTACCATCAATTCCAATCTTTCTTCCTTTTGAAAAATACTTACAAATAAATTCTGCAACACTTCCCCATGCCACACAGTTAAAAAAGTAATCATCGTTGTCTTTGCCATAAGACCTTACTGCAATTCTAAAATTAACAACCGACTTTCCATTGGTTGTTGTTTTAAGTTCGAGTTCGGTTACAATTCTTCCAATTTCACATACTTTATTCATACTAAACCTCCCATTGTTCAAGTCGCTCAAGCACAATTTTTAGTGTCTCTATATCTGTAATTTTGGTCGGATTTTGATGTCCTGACATATCTGCAATAGAAGCATATAATTTTTTGCTATCAACGCCTTTGGATACCAGTTCTTTACAAATAGACACTACTTTGCCTTTAAGCACATCTAAATCAGATACTTTCTTAGCTTTGGTACGCTTTGCTTCATCGCTCAATTCTTCGCCATACCAAAGATTCAAACCAAGACCAAATAATGCTGCGTTTTTTGTTAGGCATCTCTTAATAGCTTTGTTTACCATCGTAGATTCTACTTGATCGGCTGATACAGACTTATTACGGTTATCCATAATAGCCAACTGCTCTTCTTGAGTTTCCCCATTAATGGATAATAATGTTTCAACCCAACAGGTTTTTCCGTCAGTATGATAAAGATTACCATTATCGTCTCTAACTACGGTATATGACGACCTTGGAAAATACTCTTTTATGTATGCCCATGCAGACGCCCATGGTAAATAATTCATACCATTTTTAGGCTTGACCTTGCCAGACACATCAATTGATGATAATGTTTGATAAATTGACTTGTTGTCAGAAATAATAATTCCCCCTATATATTAATTTTTTGTTAATTTAGCACAATCATAAGCACCACCTCCTTACAGTTTTATACTTTCTAATATGCAAAACTGACTTAATGATTATTTTTTAAAGGCGAGCTGTACCGCCTTTAAAAATCTTTATTAAACTTTACATAAGTGAATAATACTTATCCTTCCATGCAGTGTATTCCGCCTGTATAGTTTTTAGTTTATCTTGAAAATAAACATCTGTTTCCCCATCGTGTTCGGTATAACTCCGAGAACGCATTAGTTCAGCAAATGTAGGTATGAACCCCTGTTGTTCCAATATGTACTGTCTGTAAAACACTCCACTTTTATATAACGAACCATAAGATAATAATTTCGACAAACGATATGGTTTTGATTTGCGGGTTACACGAGTTCTTAAATATTCTACTGTTATATTGTTAAGACGAGTTGTACCTCTTAACAATTCACAACCTTGAACCCTGTCGAATTTACGAACAATACCATTCCTTGTTGTAGTGGTTAAACATTTCAAAGAACACAATTTGTTGATCGTTATATAAGCTTCAGTTGGAATCTCGTAGAGCGTGCTATTGTATGCAATAATTTTCTTTTCGTTATTGTTATCTATAGATACATGATTGCTTGTAATCTTTATCGTGTCTTCTTTTGGGATGCCCATATAAGCCATCCAGACAAATCCTCTCGACAACAAATCAACATTATCTTCTATTTCCGGTGGAAATACAGCATTGAGTTGAAATTGTAAGTGTTGTGGAGACGAAACCAATACTGTATTAGCATTAATATCCATAGCCTGCAACACATATGAGGATATGTTTGTATCACAAATATGATTCTTATACGCCCAATCTAAGTAACTCCTTAACATCGTGGCATCTCGTTTCCGTGAACCATATGTTTTACTACCTGCTATTTTAACCTGAACTTTCTGAAGATTTTCTTCTGTGAACCGTGAAATGTCTTTTTCAGATTCTTGTTCAAAAATTTCTATACTATTAAACAATGCCGTCGCTAACAGTATATTTTGTTTCGACGATAATGTCGATACAAAAGCCATTTTCGTAGTCTCATTATACATATCATCAGCACCTCGAATAAAATTATATATGTATAATGTATCACATTTGGCATTATTTGTAAACAGAAACAATCGCTGAAAAGTTACATATTAACGCATTTCTCTTTGCACTTCACGATTCCATTCGCAAAAATCATAATACTCCCATCCTTCGATAATGGCAATCTTTTTTATTATATCGTAATCATCATAATAAGTAACACCTGCATCATCTAATATCTGCTGATATTCCTCTCTTTTGCGTCCTCGTTCCGATGTATAATACCCAAACAAAGCGTCTTCAATTTCGGACTGTCTTTCTTTATTGTATCTATGTCTGGAATTCACTCGATCTTTAGCCCATTCGGATTTTGAATGATGCAAAGTGGTCTTCAAACCTTCCGTCACTGTTGCCAAACCAACCAATAATAATTCTCCTATCATATATAACACCTCTTCTTATTTAAGTTTTATCCATATATATCCTACTACCAAAACAACTAAGCAGAGGATTAATTGACCAAAAGTCACGCCATCACCAACCTTTTGTCTGCAAAATCTTGACTTTTCTCCCAAACATGCAGTAGTTCATCAAATGACAAATACGCAATTGCAGAAGAAGCAAGTAAATTTGCTTCTGTGATGCGAGTCATATGATATGAACTGAGTTTTGTAAGTTTTTTGGAGATTCGATCTTTAGAAATAGATATTGGGTTTTCACACAATACTATGCTGTCATACCTAAGACCAGAATTCTTGCTACTAATATACACATGCGTAGGCTGAGATGTCTTTTTTATCGAAGTAGTCAAAGGAAGAACAACAACATTAGGACTGTATTTATTACCAACATCATTTTGAAAAATTACACCCGGTCTTATTCCGCCCTGTGTGTGTCCATCTTGTGGAAAATCTATGAGATATACTTCGCCAATCTTTGGCTTGATTCCTAACATTCAAGCCCTCCTTTCTGGATTTCTTGGCTTTATTATATCACACAGTTCGTAAATGTCAAGTTCGTTTTGCGTATTTGTATGCTAAATATTTATCGCCATTGTTAAGCACAATTAGCAATTTTGCACAATTAATATCTATGTATCTTACTCCTGCAAACACTACACTGCTGCTTACATGTTCTTTTTGATTACTGAATTGTATTACTCTATCATTCAATATCGACCATTTTACCGTATCATATTTTTTGTCGTTGAACACAAAATAATAGTTTTTCAGTACACTCTCCCAATCTTTTAATGCAACTATCATACACATCACCCTTGTATTTAGAACATCCGTTCGATTATTTATTATAACAAGAGAATAAGCTATTGTCAATAGAGTTTGTTATATTGTGCAATTACATCACCTACTAAGTAAATATACTTATCCACCTCTTCAATTGTAGTTCAAATTATTCATATGTGTTCATTCGCCTTTCATTATTATTGTAAATTTTTTCTTTATTATAATCAACCCACAAAATATGGAAATAACATTGACAAAATTTTCCCAATAGTGTATCATCATATTAGGCTTTGAAAATGGGTAGGCTAACGCTGACCATCTTTCGATAGCTTACTTGGTATAGACATCACCAGATTTTCGCAGGTCGAAGTGATGTCTATTTTTTATGTATAAAACCTTTGTTTTAAACATCTTCCGATACATAATGTTCGTACCGTAGTCTATTTAACAATTCTTCAAGCGTAATTGATAGGGCATATTCTTTGTCTGTCATACCGCCTATAATAGATTTTTTAAGACTAAATCTGCTTACTATCTGTATGTCAGGCGAATTTGCAACAGAGCGAGACGAAATAATAACATAACATTTCAAATCTTTACCATAGAGCCGAATATCATTTTCGACTCTTTCTATCATCTCGGTATGATTAACTTCGATTGGTTTATCGTTATTGTCAAACCACGGCATTTAATACCCTCCTTATTACCGTCTGAGCATAAGCATCAGTTTTAGCTTTCTCGTCAACATATTCCACCTCGGAATTAGCAAGATTGATTTTCGCAATCACTTTACCCTCTTCGTTGGAACTTGTTGTTCTCCAAGCGTCAATATACATTATATTTTTATCATAATCAATGAAGTTGCTTCTGATTTCTCTATATTGGCTTTTCATAAAACTACATTCCTCCTTATGACGAATCTGTTCTAAAACAAGAATTTTATTTATATTCTGCCTTTATTTCTTCAAACCTCTTCATAATTTGTTGCCACACCTTTTCGCCGTAGATGTTTTCCAATAAAGGGCGTGTGTGAAATAACGAAATTATCACATATACACCCCAAGCATTAGCATCAACTTCCTCAAATTGCATTGCATAGGATGTTAGATTGTTTTCTTGTGATGGATTGTAGTTATCTACATTAAACTGTCCATTTTTCACCTGCCACAAATGTCTCATTTCGTGTGATATCACCCACCATATTTCTACGGGGCTTTCCCATACGGTGTCGATATTAATAGCTATTACATTTTTGTCAGGATTAATGCCTGCTTTCGTGGTTGATGTGGCGAATTTATTTGGTGATTCATATGTAACTGTAGGTTGTTTTAATTTAAGTGTCTCACAATTGAATGCAATAACAGAATCAATAACTTTGCAAAATGATTTATTCATTGTATATTTACCCCTTACCGCAACCTGATGTCAAATGACAGAGAATAGAATTCATTTGGAATGTCCATTGTGAAGAAGTATTCGTCATCAATGTTGCCTACTTCGTCAACAGAGTACAAATATTGTTCAAGGGCTAACATCGGAGCAGAGAATGTGATTTCCTGCCCGATTGTATCGCCGAGACAATCCTGTTTCACATATTCTATGTTATGAATTCTGTATTTACCTTCTTTCAGTTGGCTCTCAATAAAAGCGACCGCATCTTCTCTTGTGTCGAAAATCTTGTACGGACAATCATAATTTGAAGGGTTACAATTGTTTTCCTCCGAGTCTGTGAAAAAATATTCAGCCATCTTTCGACCGTCAAAGTGATAAAGCCCATTACATTCTTCAATCTCATCATTGTAAAGTAATATCTTATCGCACATTGCTTTGTTGCAATACACCATAAACTGTTCCTTGTAGATGAATAATCTGCAAGTTGGGTTTTCTTTTTCGAGGTTCTTTTTAGTTTCAACTGCCTCGTCATAAGTAAGGCATTTATTGTCGAAAACATATTCTGTATCTGTTGCGATTCTGTACATAGTGTTTTCTCCTTTTTGTTTTTTATTTTGCGTTTACCTATCGGGATTGTGACCGTCTGCACTCCCCACCCTTTCAGGTGGTCACTCTGCGTTAGAAATAGCAAATTTCATTCTTTTCATTTATATATCTTTCGTGCGTTATTCTTGCAATCTCTAAACCTGTGAAAACAATCTGTAAAGGGTGTAGCCCTGCTTCTTTTTTACCATTGGTGAAATCTGCGTATTTTCTTCTTGTGCCAAAATTATCATTTTTTACGATAATATCACCTCTACTATCGCCGAAATTAATAACTACGGCTTTCACGAACTTATTTACATTTTTGTGATTTTCTTCTACATCAAATACATTTTTATAGATTTTTGTTGTCAATTCTTTTTTCATTTTGTTCTTTTCCTTTCAGAACTACATTTTACCAAACCAGCATACTCATATGTCAATCATTATATCCGTAAACCACATCATAATAACTTGTCTGCGGTTCAATCAACCAATCAAAAGCCAAGCAATTTAACGCCCTAACACACAAATCAGTAGTCGAAAAATATTTTTCTGTTTTAATACATTTGTCATACAACCAATAATCCATTGTATTGTGTATCAAATCAATGTTTGTTTGGATTTCAAACCGTTCATCTTCTGTTGTTATATAGGCAATACCGATACATTCAAGGTTTGAAAAGTCAACATTCTCTGTTCCATATTCTTCTTCGCAAAAATCAGTTATCAACCGTTTTGCATCGTCAATTGTATATTGTCTCATTTTGTATTCTCCTTTATTATATCATAATATCAACAATATTTCAAGTGAAACTCGCTAATATTTTATTATTTTCCACAATGTTAAGCCAATCTATCGGTTCTTTTGTTCTCCTGTTTGTGAGTAAACCTTTTCTCAGCAAGGGCAATAATGTATTGAGATGAGTTTTGGCTTCGATATATGTTCCAAACAATCCGTAGGGTACATATGTGTCAGCATCTTCATTATAACCATTAACACTAAATATGCTCTCTATCTTGTCCACTTTACGCACTCCTTTTTCTTTATCGGCATTAAAATACCGTCACCCCTATCTGAAAAGAAATATATTGGACTTGTTTCCCATTTATCTTCATTAATCTTAGCTGTCAAATTCTGCCAACCTAAAACCTTATAAATAAGCAACATATATTCAGAATTTACCATAGGCAGCCTTTCACCAAAATCGTAAACAATAGATTCATGTCCTCTACCTTTATATCTTTTAGGTTCATCATCTTTAGCGTTCTGTATGTAATCCTTTAAGTATTCTAAACTTAACAAATCTAACTGTTCAGTGTTTTGACAAGCCGACAAGAACAAATTATCAACATTGTCGAACGGAATGTTTGCCTCTGGAATAGACAAATGTTCATTTAATCTTATCACAATACAATTTGATACAATAATCTGCCGACCTTGCTTGTCATAGAAACAACCTGCATAGTCTTTTCTCGCTTTTGATATTAGTTTAATAATCTTATTGGCTGCACTTGTAGCACTTCTTAATTCTGTTTTGGTCATTATTACGCACTCCTTTTCAATTTTTTAATTACTCTCTCTAACATTCGCAGGCTTGTCTTGCGTTAGTCATAATCTTCGCACCATCCATTCATTTTAGCCCCACAGCAACGACAATACGCAGTGTTAAGGTCAATGTAAGGTTTATCGCCATCAAAATTCATTTCAAGCTCCACTCCACAATTTGAACAATGTGCTTCATAACAATTATAAGTTTCATCGAAACCATCCACAACCCATTGACCGCATTTTACTTCTTCAACATTATCTTCTATACATTCATTATCTAACCATTCATCAAAGCAAGGATAAATCATTCCACCTTTAAATCCTGTATCTTCAAATAAATCAAGTGCATCCCAAATATCAAGAGTGTTATCGTAAAGACAACCTTTAAACACTGGCTCTTTGGCTTGTAACTTCTCATAACAATCGTTAATTTTACTTAAAAAGTCTATTAGAGAATAACCATGTTCAGCCATCCACTTTAATTTAAATGTCTCATATCTCTTTCTGTCTCGCTTTTCCTGTGTTTTCTCATCCTTAGTCATTCTGCATACATCCTTTCCTTGTTATCCTCTGTCCAATCACTTTCCCAATCTTCGTCTATAAAAGAATCCCAATTATTATATTCTGTTTCAAGTTCTGGAGAAGTTTTAATATGATTGACAACTTCTGTAATTAACATTTTCAAATGCTCTTCATAATCACAATCAGAGTCTTTCATTTTATCAATTATTTTCTTAACTTTTGCACCAGCCATTGCCCACAGATAATGAGCAGGTTTATTACAAGTTTCTTTTCCGTACCCTTTGTTAATCATATCTCCGTCATTATAATATCTGTTATAAATGCGTGCGGTAGCCCTTAATAGTTCCCCAGCAACAGTACATGCTTTTCCTTCTTGTGACACATATTTAATATAAAGTACATCAAAAAAGGTTATTTTATCTCTGTTTGACATATTTCATTCCTCCTTATTTCGTCAATGTATTTCTGTACAATCACAAAAATATCATAAATTTTGTCTTGACACCATGCCATATCTTCATATACATCTTTCATATCATAAGGTGCTCCATTGCTTCCGTGTCCATCTGAATCTAACCAAAGATATGTTTCAAAAGATACATCAAAATTATCGTAATAATCATAAATATTATTACAGAAACATTCAATATTATTCCCTTTCTCAATTGATAAATTACAATCCTGTCCTTCAGGTGAGAAAAAAGATAACTCCACATAAGCACTTTTGTCATCTTCAGATATTTTTATATCATCGCTTATAAGAATATCAATTAACTTATCTGGTAATTTATACATTGTTTATTCCTCCTTGTATAGTGCGATTTGTGTACACACACATTGCAGTTCATTTCAATTTCAACTGTATCTTTTGGTATATCAAGTGCTTTGCAAAGTGCAATCCAATCTCTTTCATTTTTAAAATCATCTTTCCATAGCATTAAACTTTTCATATTCAATCGTCCACCTCCTCATGGTCTTCCTGATAAATAAAATCCAATAAGCTGTCCACAGAACAATCGAATAACTCAGCAAAAGCTTCCAAAATAATATTTTCCGCTTTCTCGTCATCACGATGCCTATTCAATAAATCGTTGCACATTCCAATAGCGTCATCTACATCAAGACTTATTTTCTCTTTAAATTCACCATAGTCCATTACTTTCTCTCCTTAATTTCTTAATATAATGTTATATAAACAAGTTCGAGTTATAATCTCTGTTTGCCGTAATCAAATCATTATTATATAATTAATGCCATCTGAATCCATCTGAACCTTACAGTCTTGTTTCTTAAACCAATTTGCAACTTCTGGTGAGATTGTTCTCCCTACACCTAATTGCACCAAATCGTGCCAAACATATGGTATAGTTTCATATTGTACTAAAGTTAATTTATTTTTTTTCATATCCATAGCATTATCAATTGATTTCCATTTTATAAAGATTGCTTCTGTTTTTTATTAGCTCTATACTTTTTGCCGTCATACCATTTATATAACATTTTTGCACCTCATTTATGAATATAACTATTAAACAATCTTAAAAGTAATTACTTACAGATACACTTTACGCAACTCCATATCTGATAATCCGATTGTTCCATCAAGAAGATTGCATAACATATTATATTGCTCATTCTCATTAGTAGCATTGTTTGAAACGAAATCAAGAATATTACTAATCAGTCGATAACTCTCACCAGTTATATTGAAGTTTTCTTCAATGTATAACAAAAACTCTGATTTATTCATTTATATTTCTCCTTAAAAGTGCCGTTTTAATCTTCTCTGAATATATATTCAAGTTCTTCATATCCAACCGGAATATCATCTTCAACGGATATTGTGCACCAAGCCCAACCGCCAACTTGATCTTTATTGATGCCATAATAATCTCCACCACCCAAACCGTTGCCTACGGCTGTCAATAACGGCAATGGATGTAAAATCCAACCATTATTATTACATCTTGCTTTATACTTGTCACAATCGAGATATGCTCCTATTGTATGATTAACAAGATACTTACCGTCAAGATACATTTCATCCTGATGTATGCTATGTTTTTCAACCTCATCTTCCCAAGCAAATTCAAAGAGTGTCTGGTTGATTTCTTTAGAATAATCACCTATCCACGCCACTTTACAGGGATTTTTATATAACAATTTTGCAATTGAAGAAACAAATGGATTATACCACCACGAATGTTCTGTCAATTTTGGCATTGTGTACTTGCCATCAACTTTTTTGTTGTATGTGATTATTGTATTTCTTATTCTTAATTACAACATTATAATACTGTCCCATAATCAAACCTCCTGTACATCTACAATTGTTTCAAGCACTTTGTACAATACTCTGTATCCTTCTGGATTATATGGATTTTGAGCTAATGCCAATAATCCAAGCAAACCGTCTTTACAGCCATTTATAACTTCTGTTGTAGGATTATCATATGCTAAATTACATAGTGCTTCAGCTATTTCTTCAGGATAGAATTCTGTTAAATCCATAATTAAACCTCCCTACACATTTTCTTTGCGGTTGGTACACCATACTCTTGAACAAGATTCCAAAGCACATCCAACCCTTGTATATCTATATGCAAAATTTCAACCAAATCTACAACACCTTGTAACCAAGCTTGTGCTGTTTCGTCTGCAATATTCATAAACTTTCCATATATCTTTTTGCCAGTATCGGATTCTAAAAGAACAGGCAAGCCTTTGGAATAAATTTCTTTCCTTATATATGGTTGTTTCTTTATGATACTTTTTGATCTCCCCATCTTATTACATAACCTTCTTCCGTTTTTTCTTTATACATGAGGTTCTGCAACATATTACTATCCACTCCAAAATGTTCATATAATTCATCGTCTGTCAAATCCTGATCCTTCATAAACAGATTCAATTTGTCTTTTACAAGAATCATTTTTAACAGATTACTTTCAATACTATTCTCATATGTTACAAAATACACTTGCTTGAATTCCGTTGAAGTATAACGAATAAAGCGGAAATAATACTGGCTCATACTGGAGTTGTTCCAGTGCAATTCTGGAATAATACACTTATTCACAAAATCAATATTCATACTTGCAGATAAGCTCTGCTGTGTGCTTATCAGAATTCCGTTTGTTGTTTCTTTTAACTCTTTGACAATTTTCTTTCTCTGTTGCAATGTAGTTTCATTTCCAGTAATCACAAATACAGGTCTGCCCGGAAATGCTTTTCTGATTTCCTTTGCATATGCATTTACTACTGAAATATGACGCACACCAATAGCAACTCTTTCATCAGAAAATTCGTCTAAAAGTGATAATACAGTTTTGAATTTTTCCGGCATTATCGACTGATTGTACTCTCTCAACATCTGAGGCGCAGCGCAAATCTTCAAAAGTGCAAGCAACTGATTCAAAATTTTCAACATTGCATCTTTCCGGCTGTTCCCAGTTTTCGCAAACAGATATTCCATTTTATAGAACTCATCCAATGCAACCTTATACAGACGTTTCTCTTCTTCTCCCATTTCACAAGCAATCTGTATAATCTCATAAAGCTGTTTGCCAGTAATTTCTTCAAATGTACGTGTGATAATCGTCTTATCAATCATCTGTTTCAAAATGTCTGCATTAAGAATATCTTGTGTGAACTGAGATACGCCAAATACAGTGATTTTCTCTGGAATATGACTCGCTGCAAATAACTTACTACCCTTACGATATGCTGGATATGGCTGTAAAAAATATTCATTTATCCGGTTTTCCAGTTCTCCATCTTTGTTGCGTTCCATAATATACTCACATTCAGACAGCATATTGATAGAATTGTTGTACAATAATTCAAACTGAGGATAAATTTCAGTGATATTATTCCTTGTGCTTGTACCCGTCATCAGTGTTTTATACTTCAGCCGGCGAAAAGCATTTAATACGGCTTTTGTCCGTTTACTATCCTGATTACTCATATTATCCGATTCGTCAAAAATCAAAACGGCTTTCTGGCAGATTGATTTTACATATCGCTTGATGAATTTATGATATTTACACATCATATTTAAAGTGATAATTACAAATTGACCTTCTTTGATATTTTGAATATCTGCAAGGTTTCCAATCATAACAAAATCAATACCGTACTGATCCAATACATCCTGCCAATTGTTCTTGATTGAGATTGCCGTACTCACAATAAATACATTTTTCACATGATCGTGCTGCAAACGATATTTACCTATTGCAATTCCGGCGAATGTTTTACCGCTTCCCTGTTCCCACTGTATGAAACTATATGGTTTCTGAATAAACAGATTCAGATCCGCTTTCTGAGCATTATTCAGCTTTATAGTTCTTTCATCATCCGTCAATGCGAACTCATCAAGCCACTTTGCTATTTTTTTGTTTGGTTGCATTTCAGAAAATGGCATATTCTGGATATCATACATCTTTCGCTTTTTATTCACGATCTTATCAATCCATTTTGACTGAAAATGCCCCATTGAAAAGCCTTGCAACACAACATCATTTATAGATGTAAAATCGCCATTATACTCAAATGTATAATTGTTTTTAATAATTCTACCAGTTCTATCAAGTTTTGGATTCTGTGAACATAATGCCATTTTTAAATGCTTAATAACATCTTTCGGCTTGATTTTAAGCTGTTCCCATTCGTCCCATTTGATATGATCCGGTTTTTTCTGTGTCTTATATCTATTGACATATTCACAACATTCTGCATACTGGCTGCATGTTTTTGGATTTCGTTTAATATCATATAGAAGTTTCTCTACCTTAAAGTTCCACGATTCATCGTCTTTACTATTTCTTACGGTTTCCAGAAAAATCTTGTTTTTAATCTGTTCTCTTTCTTCTGTAATAGGCTTTAAATACTGCTCCCATACTTCATCGGAAGTAATGCCGGAAAGTATCTCTGTACTATATGGAACTTCTTTCGTATATTCAGATTTTTTCTGAAAGAACACTATTTTGGTCTTGTAGTTCTCAACGCCCAAATGCTTAAAAGTATTCTTGTCAAGTTCTACTTGGCAGATAAAATTAAAATGCTCATTCATTCCGTTAATCATGCCACCATCAGAGAAACTATCAGCACAAAACGACATAGGTACGATAATAGCCATAACTCCGGCTGGCTTTAACAGTTCCGCAGCTTTCAGACAATAATAATATTCTGACAAATAGCTACTGTCATCTTTTCTCCATCTCAGATTATACGGTGGATTTCCCAGAACATAATCAAAAGTAATTTTCGGCTCATAAAAACGAATATCTGTATTTTCCAGCTTTGCATCTGGATAAAGGTATTTTGCCACTCTGTACGGCTTCCCGTCTAATTCGCAACCGTAAAAATTCGATTCAACCGGCGCACAACTAATAAATGAACCATGTCCACAAGTAAGATCTGCTATCAAATCAGTATTTGAAATATGTAAACAATTATAAATCCATTCAACCAGCTTATAAGGTGTAAAGAACTGTCCTTGCTCAATATCTGCTTTCGCTCTCTGATAATCATAGTAACTATCATAGTTGTTGAACTCTAAACCATGAAGCCCACCTAATCCAGTATATGCATTGAAAATATCATCTTTTGAAATACCTGTTTCTACTTCTGGCAAATCGTTATTCACAATATATTCAATTTTTGTATTGATGTCTTCCCTCATTTTCTGTGGGATTACTTCATTTGTACATTTATACTTCATGACTTGTATATCTCCATTCAATTACATTTATTATCGTGTATATGATTCCTCCTAAATAAGTGTATAACCACACCATTCTCTTGCGAATTTACGGCAAAATTCTGCATCTGTAAAAGTAACATCAACCCTTCCATTCTTGAAGAGTTTGATATGCTTGACTCCGACCTCTGGTGCTGAAAATCCATTCTGAAAATCATCCTCTTCAAGTCTTATAGAATAAGAGTCATATAGATGATTCAGTGAATAAACTTGTGTTTTTTCTCCATATGTATTAAATGCCAACGCATCAATAAAAGCACATAACCATTCTGTACCACCGAAATTGTAATAATCAAAATATTTTTCTTTACTACAATAACCACCTGTATATGTGAATTTATTACCTTTTACTTTAATTTCCCATGTATCACGATAGCCGTTGTAACATTTTTCTTTCAATTTATCTTTTATTTCTTTGATAGCCTTTTCTTCAAAACTCATACCGCCTAACTGGTCAAAAATCTTGTCAAGCACTGCATGGTAGTCAATGAAGTCAACAACAAGCTCTTTGATAGGTTCTGAGTCAGTGTATCTGTAATATTCTCTATCCAGATCATATTTATCAAAATTGTTTTCAAGTTGCACATTATACTTATTTGAAAAGTAACTGAAAATACCGCTTATATAATTATTTTGAACATCAGAAAGCGATTTTGGGACACCAAAATTCCCAACTAAAAAAGAAGAATACTTGTAATTTTTGCGGTCTTCTTCTGAATATGATTCATTTTCTGCCTTATAGATATCATAAACAGACTTGTAAACTGCAATTGCTCGTTTGTATAATTCCTCTCTGTGAGTCAACCATGCTTGATCTTCCTTGCTGATTCTATCAGATTTCTTAATTTGAAAGTTTCCGAATTTATCTGTAATTCCCATTTTATAACTCTCCTTTATACTTTTAATTTTTAACCTGTACGATGCATTGTTTTCTCTTTAAAATACAGGCTTATATGTATTGATAATAGGTTTCAATCCTTGTTCCGCAAAGTATTCAAGATAACAATTTGAGTTCAATAATAA